ACCATCACACTTTAGCTTTCGCCATATGTTGTGGTGCGAATGCCTAACGAGATATTCCAGCAATTCTCGGGGTTTTCACTAATTCGTCACCGAATTAGGCGGCCTTCATTTCGTTGACCGGAATACCGTAACCACCAGTAGGAGACGCACCTTCCGCCATCGGCGCACGGTAAGATTCCCACGCCCGAATAGCACCACGCTCATCATCAGTCAGCATGATATGACCGTTGGGCGAGGTGACCATCTTCATCCACGCTTCACGATAATTCTCATCTTCAGTGACGATGGTCCGTCGTGCGATATCAGTATTCTGACGAATCAGCTTGTACACCTGATCAAGCTGATCAGTAGTCAAACTGTATTCTTTGCTACGCCGTTCCATCACGTGAAGCGCAGCATCGCGTGCTTCATGATTGGTCATACGCACAACATTCGAGCTATCCGGATCGATACCCCTACGAATGTTGCTATAGACACGCTCAACAGCTTTCGGCCGCTTGGCGAAAATCGCCGTCACGCGCTCGTGCTCATCCAGCTTCTTAATGCACCAGTCGCGCATTTCAGCAGCCAAATCGAAAGCACGCTGCTCATCTTCGTTCAAGTCACGAAGCTCGCCGGTCTCATTTTGGTGCATATCATGAAGATGTGCATCCAGAACTTCGACCAGATTACGGAGTTCCTCCGGGCGCTTACCCTTAAGGTCATCCATAGTCTGAGGCAGCAAAGATTCGCGCTCGCCACATTCTGAACATTTTGCAATGTCCAGCCCATGCTTGCACTTCATCTTAAACCTCTTATCGAATAGTTGTCATACGGAGTTTGCGCATGATCTTTTCTCGTGCCATACGCTTTCGCAACAACACAGGATCGACTTCTTCACTCTTGTTGCCGCCATCCGTACTCCGCGTATCAGATCGCCCGGCGAGTTCGTTTTCGATCACATCTAATCCGAGAAGTCCCCGCACGCTCGCGGTTGTCTTCTCATATGCAGGAAAGACCACTGGTCCAAGTTCCGGAACATCGAGCTTGCTCAATGTCCTTTGTGGAACTTGACCACTAACCTCTACCCACTTTTCTCCGCCCTCTGGTACAGAAAAGCGGAAGCTCATACCATTAATCGCACCAGCGGAAATTGCATCACGTACCCAGTCTACAAATGGATTGTTAAGAAGCCTGGCCTCTACATACAAACCACGTGCATCTTCCTCGGCCTTAGTGATTGTCCCCAATGGAATAGATCCAATGGTGGCATGTCGACCGTGGTCAAACTGGAATACAGGCGTCTTTTTCCTCAATGTCTCCTGGAATGCACCAGGCAAGATTTCTTCGTCAAACGTGCCTTCCCACATAGAATCAATTCGAGTCACCGAGTTAAATACAGCAGCATAACCCGAGAATGTACGACCATCACCATGAGTGCTGTCGTCATCATTGATCTCGAATGGAAGTTCTCGTGTAAACACGTCAAGTGTTTTAACATTCATCATTGATCACTTCGCATTCTTACCGCTGCCCACCTTGGGTGGACTCGAACCATTCTTATTAGGAGGATCAGTATTGTCTGGACCATTGTTATTGGTCTGACCAGCAGCAGCCGCTTTAGCATTTTGCAGTTGCACCGAAACCCACTCAGTATCAACCTGAAGCATACTCATATCACTAGAAATCGTTGCAGTAACAGCAGATTCGCGCGTGAAACCGTTGGTTACCAACGATGCAATAGTGCTAGCCTGTGTCCGAATGATATCAGCAAGGTCGGTAGCATCTTCACGAAGAATCGGCATGTCGGTTACGTCAAACCACAGTTCCGAATCTGATGCTACATTAACAATGGGTTCGAGTGATGCCGAAAGGTTTTGCAACTGTGGATAAATCCACGTGTCACCAAACATTCGTCGCACTTGACCAAAGTTACCTGCATTCAATGCAGCTCCGCGCAACCCCTCCGACAAACCTAGAATGATTGCTGGTACACGAGACAGTGCTGAAATTCTGGTTTCACCAGCACCAATGATGTTACTGAAGTCCATTTCAGCAAAACTCGAACCGACAACAGTCGCATCCGCGCCACCAGCCAGATACAACGTCTTGTAAGCGTTTGCCAATCCAGTATGCTTTTCTTCGAGAACTGCGACCGCATCCTGGAACGCTTTCTTAGAAACACCTGGCAAACCTTTGATCACCAGATTCGGAGTTGCACCATTCTTAAAGAAATTCAGCTTATGTTCGGTTGCCGCGCCATCCGTCTGCATTTCCCGCGCCGCCGGTGTCAACCACGACATACCCATTGAATTGCACAACGGATCAGGCAACGGAAACCAATGCGCCATATCTTCCGGTAGAATAATTTCCGGTTTTACCTCTGGCTTCTGAAACCCACCGTTCGCATACAGATAAGCAATCAACTCGCCATCTAAAGCTAGCGCCGCATCATCAGGATCGAGATCACTACCAAACAGACACACAATCCAATCTGGACGCAGTACGCGCAAACGAGGCTTACCAGCATTAGTACCCTTTAACGCAATCTGACGATAGACATACGCATTGCCAGCTATACCAGCATGCCATTCCATCTTCGAAATCAGATCACCTGTCGTTGCTCCAGGCCACGGATGCTCTAAAATAGACAGCTCATTGGTGCCATACGTGCCACGCTTGGTACTCACCCCACGTCGCCTACGGAAGGTGAATCGAGCTTGTGACAACACCATGGCTCGAACCACTTGCGCGGCAAAAGCTGGCGGACACCTTCGGAGCGCATCCGAGTAGTGCGGAAGGGTAGCGGATAGTTCTTTGGTCTTCTTAACCAAGTCAGCAGATTGGACTAGACCAGTACTCGCGGACAGTTCACCATTGCCACCAAAGCCGTAAGTATTACCCTGAAAGAGGAATTCATTCGCCGGTAACAGGTAGTTTTGTAGCCAATCATCAGTGGAAAAACCACGATACTCATTGCGGATGCGGGAAAGAAGTCGCGCCACGCTTCATACCTTCTTTCCAGCCAACGATGACAGCAGCTCTACACCACAGTGCAAATTGGACAGTAGTTGCGGCTGACCATCCCAACGAATAGAACATCGCACCGATGCTAGTGAGTGTCCATTGCGGAATCTTCTTTGCTTGTACGCCAATCCAAGTAGCACCGGCGACACACAAGCTGATTGCGATATTCGCTTTGGTACGAATCGCTGATGCTGATTTCAATACCACAATCGCTACATTCGATGTCCATTTAGCGCCAAGCTCCGAAAAACTGTTCCTCTTGGTAGAGCCGATCTTTCTGAGTGATGAAAGCAAATCGTGCGTAAGTGCAAGCAACCAGCGGAGTGATGTCAGTCTTACTGTCCTTACGCGACCAAGTAACACTGTCTTGTCCCTCTTTAAGTTGTCCACCACCAACAGCACGATTCAAAATCTCCGGTGCCTTAGCATCCGGCCGTACCAACATGGTTTGATCTCGAACAGCTTCGATCATGTGCGCACATGCAGCGGCAGTATCGGTACCATCCAGTATCAACAGATCACCATGTTGATATCGAATCTCGCCATCTTCCTTCTCGGGAAGTTTAAACCCATTATCTAACAGCTCGGTTTCAATTGATGCGAACGTAGCCTTGCTCATCGAGAATGCAATAGGCTTCACGCTATCGCGAATCTCGACCATTGACTTGATGGCCCAATTGGTACCGTAATCAAACCGCACCAATTGCATGTGGCCCTTTTCGTCTAGACCATCTCCATAGAGTGCGATCGCAGCAGATTCACGCCGTGGCGAAATGTTGATGGCAATAGCACATTCGCCAGTGCGAGTCGAGCCCTCATTTAAACAGGCTAGCCAGCTCGCCATATCAATGTCGCCGCCAGTGGCACCCATTTCACGCGGCCAGATTCCCAGGCATTCTCTGGCGAAATCTACATCATCCATTGCCTCGCGGTCGGTAATCATATCTTCTTCATCAATACGAATACCAGCAGCAGGATTGGACAACGTCCACTTAGTACGATCATCAAGATCAATGATTAACTTACCGGTACCTGGTTCTCGACGGCCTACATCATCCAGCGTTAAGCAAGTGGGATCATAGGCTGTCCAATTGCGATAGCCCAATCGGTTCGCTCTACCGGACATGGCGCGGGTAGCTAATTTGTACATCACTTCACCGGATGCACCATCCAACGGTGGCGTACTGGTATAGACCATTTGGGCATTTGGACGAGCACGCATGGTCGGCCGAACCGCGCTGTCCTGAATCTTGGTATAACCAAATGTCTCATCGATGAAAACGCAATCGCCGGTGAATCCTCGGCCAGAACCCTTTGATCGGGCGATGAACTGAATCACCTGACCGGTTCCCATCAACTCGAACGAAACATCGTTACCACTCTTGATCTTAACTTCGGATTCCTCGACCTCGCCCGCTTTCATTAGGTTGCGCACCAAGTCTCGCACCCTAATAAACGCTTTCATCGAAGTCTTGAATTCGTGCGCAGTCCACACGATTTCTTTCTCATCAAACAGGAACAGTCCAGCGAGCGCACGACATTCTAGAATGGCACCCTTGCCATTTTGACGCGGAACCCATTCGGCATATTCACGACAGGTCCAACGGCCTTGCGCATTAATTCCTAACAGATCAATGACTGCATCTTGTTGCCATTGATCCAGAAACAATCCAGCCTTCTCGGCAAGCCTAATCGCAATGTGACCATAAGAATCATCGTAACTAGGCATGATTCTAACCAGCGGTTGAGCTACACCAATGAAGTTCATATCACATCTGCTTTTCTAGCCTCTTAGCAGCGATTTCATCTTTCAGGCCACCGATTGAATTGGTTGCTTTGGCTTTTGCTTTCTCGCCAGAATCCTTAATACCAAGCTTGGCCCGCAATTCCGAAACCAATCCGCGCAACGCTGTTGATTCATCTCGCTCATCACGTAGCGCGCTATTCATAATCACCTTGAACACAACTTCATCATCAGCATCAAGATTAGGCATTCTTCGTATATACAGCCAAGTCTGATCGCGATTGCTCAGAATTGAGTCCAGTTTGTCTAGACGATTGATCAAACGACATGCCTGAACCAGAATTGGTTCAATATCAGGAGTAATTACGTAAGCCTTATGCATTCCTGCCCAATAGCGTGATGCATTTGGACCGAATCCATATTCAAATGGTGCAACAGGCACAACAGACTCATCCAACTCTACTTGCGCAGCAAATGATTTCTTACCAGCCTTTAAACAATTTTCCCGACGACATAAAGAATGGTCATCCCGGTCATGGTAGTACTTGCGTTTCTGCCGCTCAGCATCGGTATCAGCCATTGTGGATGGTCGCCCTCCAAGATCCAGAAAACCAACTGTCCACGTTGGATTGCCCACTCATGATCAACATACCAATCAGCTTTGGCTACCTCACGGTGTGCAAATTATTGCCGAC